TCGCAACATATTTTACCATTTTATTTTATTCCTCCTTTGCATCAATAAAAAAGTTTATTGACTCCAAAATATCTTTATTAGTACCCCAAATAGAAGGTATATCCCTTTCTATTATTTTTTTTAAAAATGAGTACTCTGACTCTTCTAATTCAACCAAACCGGTTTCACTAGATTTCTCAAAAGCCTTATTTATTCTACTAAGTATCCTGAAAGCATCTAAACCTTTAGGTAAATTCTCAGGTTTCTGAGTTGCTAATAACATGCTAACAACACTAACAAGTGATTGCTCAACTTCCTTACCATCAACTCCTTTCTCTTTCCAAGTTTTAATCTTTATTTTTCTCATATTCTATTCCTCCTATTCAAATTATATAATAAAAAAAATAAAAAAAAATTGTTACTTTATGAACCACTTACTATTGGTATGTAACCATATAGTGTACCATTAACATTAACTCTTAAACTAGCTTTTCCTGTTAAAGCAGTGATATTACTATCAACAAAAGCACCAGTAGCAGGAGTACAGCTAAGACTCAAAAATGCAGCATCAGTTTCTATATCATCATCACCAGTAGTATTACCACCAATAACTCCTCTAAACATAGAAAGTTCTGTTACTCCATCAGGGTCACTTGCAGCACCATCAGCCCAAAGCTCTGCTTGTATAGCTGTTATTGTTCCACTAGCCCATGCAGCATCATCGGGTATGTGAAGAGTAAATCTTCCAGCACATCCAAGACCAGATAATTCTCCAGTAGTATCTCCACTAAAATCTAAACTAGCATGAATACCATGAGCAGTTCCACAAGCAGCTTGAATTGAAGTATAAGTTCTAAGACTTTCTCCTCCACTCCCTGCACCAGTTAAGTAAAACCGATTATATACTCCCCTATTATCTCCACTTGTAGCACTATTAGTAAACACAAAATTTAATATTTTGGCATCAGCAAGAGCAGTACTAAGAGTCCATGTGTAAGGCCCATTAGTATAAGGTGGTGCAGCCACTTCACCATCAGAAGTCCTAAGACCAATATAACTTGTCATTTTATTAATTCTCCCTGAGACTTGTTTACCCCACCACAAATCTTTGTAGTGTGTTTTTCACCACGTTCTCTCAGTCAACGTGATACAGTAATCACTAAAAATAATAAAAAAAATAAAAAAAATTATACGTTATTACTCCGTATAATACAAAACTTCCGCAAAAGATGTTCCTGTTTGAGCATCTGTCAGTATTAGTTTCCAATCATCTTCATCGTAACTACATACATCTTCAGTCATAGCGTTACCACTTTCTAAACTACTAGACCTAAAATGTACTACATTAGAACCATCAGTTTCCCCAATATAAGTACTTAAAAGGAACCAATCATTTTGAGCAGCCTTAGGACCTTCAATATAAAGCCTCATAAGTCTTCTCTCAGTAGTACCACTAATCACGTTAGTTTTAACTTCTTCTTTCTGCACCATTGTTGCAGTTATTACAGCAGCCATTTTCTATTTACCTCCATTAACTTGTTGCACAACCATAAATTTGTACTAATCTCCTTGGAGCACGATTATAAATCGCAAAATACATTTTTATGAATGCGTCTTCTGAATCACCACTCTTACCAAGCTTTTCAATTGTAGGCGGAACCCAAATTGCAGCTCTATGAGTTTCTAAGTCAACTAACCACCAGTCATCAGTGTTACAATCCTTGTCTTCAAAAACAGGAATGTCATCAACTAATACATCAGCTTTGAAACCGAAATCTGTATTACTTGAATTAGCGTATCTTCTTGCATCATCAAACTTTCCCTTATACATAACAACTTGTGTAGGGTTAGTTACAAAAACAAGGTTGCTTCTCATAGCTCCTTCAAGAACAGCTTGCTTAATAGCTAATCTAAGATTCTTCATACTAACAACAGTACTAGACTGATTAATATAAGTATCTCCAGCACTATCTGGACTAAGCTTGTTAGCAGCACTTCTAGTAAGATTATACAAAGTAGTATTTCCAGCACTATCAGTAAGGTACTCTAAACCAATAGGTGCAGCAGCAGCTTCTAATCCAACTTCAGCAAATAAAGCAATATTAAGAATACTAAGCATTGTTTCAGTACTATCAAGAACTTCTAAAGCGAAAACGTCACCAATAGGTCCTCCTCTAGCAGCAGCAATCATATCACCGTCAACACTAACACCAACTTGTAATTTCTTAAATTTGGTTTGATACTTTAATCTTCCAGTATTACCAGTTGTAACAGCATTACCAGTATAAAAAGCAGCAGTAGTATTTGCAGTAATCTTTAAAGCAAACTGCACTTGGTTATTACCTTTACTTGAATAATCATCTTTTGCAAGAATATTCCAGAAAACCGTTTTTTCTTGTAAAGCATTATAAATTATAGGATCATACACATCTTGTAATTCAGCACTAGACTGTAAATAATCAGTATCTGTATTTTGATTAGTTGTAATACCTAAACTCTTATACTCAAGCTTATTACCATTAGTTCCAAAACTCTTAAACTCTCTTCTCTCAGCTTTACTTGTTCCTTTATCAAGCATATCATTACTTGTTAATCTTCCAGCTCTCAAAAATTGCTCTTTGATACTGATCTCTTTCTTACCATCAAAAATTTCTAAAAACTCTTTGACTTCTAATGAAACTTCTTTAGTCTCAATTTTTTCAGCTTTAGGTTGCAAAACTTTTTCTTTTACTTCCATTTTATCCACCTTCTCCATTACTTTGTTAACAAAATTGTTAATTAACTCTTTGTCTTCTACCTTTTCTTCAACCTTTTCTTCAACAGGTTTTTCAACAGGTGTTTCAACTTTGGTTTCTTCAACAACTTTCTCAACAGGCTTATTCTCAACCTTAACTGCAGGTTCAGCAATAGGAGTTTCTTCTTTATTCTCCTTTTTAACCATTGTATTTTCCTCCTTAAAACTTTTCAATAATTCTTTTACCATAACAGCATTCTCATTCATAGGACGACTCGCAAGAGTCCACCCATAAAGATTTGTGTTACTATCAAGAACACGAATATTATCTACAAACACAGGGTTAGCTGGTGCTTCAAATTCAATACTAAAACTATCAAGAAACTCTTTATCTAATCTATAAACTATATTATCATAATTTTCAACTGTTTTATCAATAATTGTTTCAGCAAACAAACCATATTCTCCACCACCAAAAGAATCAACGTGAGCACTTCCAGGAATTCCTTTTCCAGTAGGTTGACGTTCACGATTATGATGAACCCCCACTTTGTTCACTCTAGGAATAGCATCATTAATCTCTTTGCACCACTTATCAAGAGCCCCTTTAGTAACTTTATCTTGACCATCAAAATGGGTAGTAGCAATATAGCCTTTAACAATCAAGTCTTCTTCATTTTCTTTAAATTCAAGAATACTATTATAACTAAATCTTTCTTTTATTTCTTTTACCATTTTAATCACGCTTTAGCAGTACTATTCTGATTATTTTTTTCAGTAATACTCTTAGTTTTATTCTTAGTTTGCTTATCAGGTTCAGGAATGACACTACCATTATTATTCATGTTTTGTCCTTGCATGCTAGACTTGAACTCTTCTTCATCACGCTTCTTTTTATCTTCTTGAGCTTCCTTAACATCTTCAGGATCAATACCTAAATATTTACCTGCAAGCTCAGGAGTCCACAAACCCATCCTTAACCTTTGTTCAGCAACACTAGTCTTCTGCATCTCATTCTGGGTTTCTCTAACCTCATCTTGTTTGTAACCTCTAGAAAACTTAATATCCACACCAAAATAAGGATTAAACAACTTATTATTATAAGCAATTTCAATCTTGCTTTGCCAAACACTAACTTTTCTCCAATAACCAGCATCAGCTAAACCACCACTATCACCTTGGTTACTAGCTTTACCAATAAGGAAAGGAATACGTCCAACAGGAATACCATAAAACATTGCAAGAATACCAACAAGGTATAATCCTAACTCTTTATACTCCATCTTACTTTCAAACTTTTGCAAGTCTTCAACAGATATATCTCCTGTAAAAACAAGGTTTCCATGCTTATTCTGAACTTTCTTATATTTCTTCAAAGTCTCAATAAGATACTTATGATTTTTGCTTCCAGCAATCTCTTTAGGCAAAACAAATATTTTATCTGGATGTCCACCATTTTCAAAGAAAGAAACATAGTTCTGAGTTATTAACCATAACAAATATATTTCAGACAATAAACATTCAAGAGGAGGATAACCATAAACTTTACCATCAAAAGGAATAAGCTTAATATGTATTACTTCTTCAGGCTCAAAAATCTTAGTGTTAACACCAACACGCTGAATATACTTAGTAACCTCATGCTCATCATTCTTAATACTAACCGTACTAGCAGGAATATACCTAAACTTCTTAACTAAGCTGGAAGACCCATTTTTATTGATTTCAGAAATTACTTTATCGATCTTGTTCTCAATTTCTTTAAACTCTAATTTAGAGTCGATTGTAGAACTAATTTCTTTTCTAAGATTTGAGGGGCTGAGTCTTCCAACCCAATTATAAATTTGACCTACAGTAAATGCGTCCATTAAGCTTTCTTCAATAATTTCTAAACCATTATTTGCATTCCAGAACTTGTTAGCTTTCAAAACCTTGTTTCTTCCACTTTCACCGTCAGTTGTAGGAGTGAAACTTATATTATCACTTATAATATCTGTAACAAGAATGTTTAAGAATCCCATAAGTTGAGGGCTTTTTCTACCCCACTTAATATAGGTTTTGTAAGCTTGATCTTGTTCAAAGCTTCCAAAAATACTAAAGTTATCTGAGAATAAAGAATTAAGTAATGGTAAATGACTGCTTGTTGTGTGGGTTGGAGTTTTCACGTATCGGTTTATATTTACCATTTTTTAGTTTGTTATAAAAGTAAATAACGTATTTGGCTAAGAAGCCATAAGCAATTATTTTCTTTATGTTTATTGAATCATTCAATAAAACGAATGTTATATAATTTATTATCAATCCTTCTAACACTCCTTCAACAAACCATTTTAAACCATCTAAGAACAAACTTTTCCAACTAACTTTTACGATCAATCTTACAATCTTACCGACGATAGAATTAAAAAACCTAATAGTGTTAAGCCTAAAATTCACAAACTTCTTAATACTATATTGAAACTTATATATAAATCTTTCGATTCTTTGCTCTCTCATCGTCACAAAGCGAGCTAAAGTTTTACCGTTTTTTCCTTTTTCAAACCTTGGTTCCATATTTATCCAACATAATCAGCAGGAGATTTAATTTCTACTTCTTCATCAAATTTAGGGTAAGTAGGAATATAATCCATATCCTCTAATTTCCTATCAGCAATTCTTTCTTCAACAAAAGTTTTTTTTAAATAATCTATATCTGCATCAACAAGTCCCAAACCCTTCAAATCTTTAATACCAGATAACATGTGATTCTTCGCAGATATACACCTAGCCTTAAACTTTAATAACTCTGCAAACAAATAACCCTTAGTTTTAGTAATCCCATCAATTTTTCCAACCTCAGATTTTCCTCTAAACTGTTCCAGAAGCATCAGATACCACTCATAATAAAAAGAAAAATTAACCATATTAATAACATAATTTTGTTTAGCCGCATTTATTTGAGCAAGCTTTAACTTATCAATTTTTTTATCATCTGCAACTTCTTTATTACTTTTCTTTCCCATTTTTATCAAAAACCTCCTTGTTCCTTAAATAAGACTTAAATAATTCTTTAATAACTTTTTTAGCTTCACTACGGCCATTACACATAAAGATAGGGACACCATACTTCATGTGAAAAGTGAAAAGGGTACTGATAACAATAAAACCTTTCATTTTAGACCTATAAGCATTCTCAAACTCCTTATTATAAATGTTACCATAATTTGTTTCAATAACAATAGCAAAGTAATCATAAGACCTTGCTTTTTCAAGTTCTGCATGAAACCTCTTATTTCCTTTTCCCATTGTTCCAAAAAGGTCCATGGCACTCTTACGCTCAATAGCTATCTTATCTTCATAACCATCTATACTATAATCTCCAACCTTTAAACCTTTAACAATAACACCTTTTTTCCATAAAGGCTTCTGTTCCCTAGTATCAACAACAATATTAAAATTACTCATTTTTTCTTAACCATAAACTTTACGAAAGCCTTTCCTTTCAAATCCTTACAATTCTCTAATTTAACATTTTTCAGTTTAAAACCTTGCTCTTTCATAAATACAACATAATAATAAATAACATCATTAACACTCTTATTAATATAAAATAGGTGCTCTGGATCATTATCATAATTCTTATTCATTATTTTTGCAATATTAAACATTAATATATTTAAAAATTCTCTGTAAGCAGTATCATTTATAGCTCCAGCAATAACTATTTCTTTTAAATTCCTTAAAAGTAAAGCTGAAACATTATTATTACTTTTTAGTATCTCTTTCTTTGTTAACTTTTTACCAGTTTTAATACCTTGAATATTACTTAAAAACGCTTCATTCCAATCAATTATTGAATCTTCAAAAGCCTTATCAAATAAGATGATATTCTTATTATGTGGAAGCATTGGTACAGGTTCAATATATTTATCTAAAAATTTTCTAACAAGCTTTAATAAAGGAACAAAAAACTTGTATTTGAAAACTCTATGAAAAAAGTTCCATCTCTTACGATACTGTTTTCCTGTCAAACCATCTTTATAAATATTTTTTTTTATAACTTCATCTTCAGGAAAAAATCCTTTCTTTAATTTATCCTTTTTTTTCCAAGTACTAAATATTCCCATTTTCTTTATACCTAAACAAACAATGTTCTACTTTACAAATTAATTCTTTATTCATATTATTTCACACGTAACAGGAGCGTTCTCAGGTTGAATAATCAAACTACAAACCCCTGCAATAGAATCAGGAAAATCATCCCTATCCTTCTCATTATCATGATGAACCTGCAACATACCCCTAGCAGTACGCTTAAACCTTAGAGAAGCCAACTGATTATCACAAGTTTCATCAAAAGGCAAGTGAATACGGCCATTCTCAGCAAGCAACTTAAATAAAGTATAAATACGAGACTTATTCTGTAAAGAGAACTCTACAGGCATAGCAATAACTCCTAAGTCTTGAACACGATTAACAAAGTCTTCCAAACCCTTACCAACACCAGAGTTATCCCAACCAACCATGGCAACCATAGAAGAATTACTCTGAACCAAACTTTTAAGATCAACATCAATAATATCTGAGTAAGGAGTGTTTTGAGGGTACTCAAGCATTTCATAAACGTAAACTTCATCACTCCACTCATTATCACCAGTCTTTTTAGGAATAGCAATAGTTCTAACAGTTCTATCAACACTCTTAGCCCAATCAAAAAATATGTAAACAGGTTGAGTAAAAACTGAAGGCAAAATGTTAGGACGATTATCTTGCATACGCTTTCTCTCATCCAAGGATAAGAATCCTCCTTCAGGACTAGTAAAAATACCGTTCAGAGTGGAATCAGCCCTTTCAAGAGTCATACCACCCTTTAAGTCATCATACTCCTTCTGAGTATTAGTAGGGCAATCAAGAAAGTTAAAGTTATACTTAGAAAAAGCCTTATTATTCCAAAGACTCCAAAAAACACCCATTTGACCATTCGGGTTACTAAAAGCAATAATTTGGCCCTTAGTAGTATAAGTACGAGGTTGAGCAATCTGAAAATAGAAGTATTCACCATTATCATAAAAAGCCAGTTCATCAATCAATTCTAGATCAACAGCGAAACCAAGAGCTCCTTCAGTAGCAGGAACACAAATGATACGTGATTGAGCAAGTTCTTTACCAGAATCAGAGTAATGCTTAAAATAAATCTCTGTTTTGGTTTCAGAGTCTCCAATAACACTTTTGTAGTCAAGAGTACAATTTCTAAGAAACATCTTAATTTGTCTAAGCAAATCCTTACTTTGAGGAAGAGTACGAGAAAACATAACAACAGTTTTACCAGGATTCATAAGAGCAAAGAATAATGCTTTAGCACATAAACATATACTTTTACCAATCTGGTTAGCAGCAGCAAAAATAATTCTTTTATTAGGATCATTAAGAATAACGTCTTGGTAAGGGTACATCCTAAATGATTCATCAGGGTTACGAGGGTCTTTAAAGAAAGCATAAAAATATATTGTAGGGTCTTGTAATAAGTGATAAACATAAGCTTTCTGTTTTTCTGAACCATTCAACAAATCCTTACTTATAACTTCATCCCAAGAATCAAACTTGTACTGTGTCTTCTTCTTCATCTCGTGAGAAACTCCCTTCACTATTTTCATCTTAAATCTTCTATTAATTGATTTATTTTTATATCTAATTTATTAAGATCTTTCTTAATCATATTCACTCTTTTTTTATGAAAAACATGTTCAGAAACCAACTTTTTTATTTCCCATTTTGTTTCATTAATTTCTTTTGTTATTATTTTTTTTGTTTCATCATTCATTTTCAATCAACCTTTTTCTTTCTTTTATATTTATAATAAGGGTTTTTAAACTTTTTAAAATAGTAACCACAAAACTTTTTAAGAATAATATAAACCCCATCATCAGGAGACATAGGAAATAAGCTACAAACTCTTGGTTGTGAAGGTTTATTATGCAATTTACATAATCCATTAAATGTTAAATTTGAACAATGTTTAAAATCAACCCCCCATTCTTGTTTCCCAATTTTAACTATTTTATCATATTTATTTGATTCATGATACTTATTAAATTTATAAGTACCATAACATATAAACCTGCAACAAGCACTTTGACACTTTTTATAATTACATTTACCAAATCGCTTATAATAATACTTATTATTAGTGTCTTCTTTTGTGGGTTTAGTTATATCATTAACATATTTATTCTTTTCCTTCGATGTCAATTGTTTCTTCATCAAACTTGTCTTCCTCCAAATCCTTATACTTATTAATCATACCCCTAATTTGAGCGTGAGAAACCTTATGTAAATGAAGATTCAAACTTTTATCACCATAAATATTTTTATGAAGCTTGTCAAGTATCTCGTTATAGTCTTTTACCCATCTACGAGTAAAATCTGTTAAAAAACCAGTTTCTTTTAGTTCTGCAGCAATCTTATTATCTACAAAACTTTTTATTTTGCTAGCTAACTCTTTTTGCATCTCAACAGGTTTATCAAACAACTCCAAGTTACCAGTGATTTCTGCCTCTTTGATTATTGGAATACCTTTAAGCTCTGCGTTAACCTCAATCTGTTTCTCTGTTGGTAATTCTTCGTATTCACGATTCTTTTCTTCAAACTCTTCTTCACTAAGTATCTTCACTTTTAACCTCTGTAATCTCAATCATCTTAGAACCTAAACACTTAAAGCAAAGCTTAGAACCCTTAACAAACATAGCCTGCTCAACAATCCTCTTAGGAATAGTACAAGTAAAAATTTGAGTACCATCCTTTCTCTTTATTGATTGTAAGTTAACCATTATAATATTTTTTTAGTTTATTAGAATTATCACTAGGGGTAGCAATAATATCAATTAATACTTCTGCATCAAGAACAATAGTATCACCATTTAAGGATTTACATTCAATACATATCCAATTATCCATATTTTTTCTATTATTATAACTTTCAGGATGTATATCTGCATTCATTATTTCACCACAAAAAGGACAATGTATCTTTTTTAGTATTTCCATTTTTTTTCTTAATTAAAAAGTTGTAGTCTGAAAAAAGAACTTTTTTGCATAATTTATATTTAAAAATATTGAATCTAAAACTATTTTTTTGGACTACAACCCTTATAGTATATACTTATTTATAAACTTTACCAAAAAACACGAAAACAAAGCTAAAGTATAAACTAAAACCCAAAAAAACCAAAAAAAATACAGAACTAGGTATATATAATATGTATTATATACTTTTTATCATATACCTCGTATGCTCTATATCTTTATATATATGTTGTTGTATCTATATCTCATTATATATGTTATAGTTCTTTGCGATCCTTAATATTATCTTAATCCAATCAACAATAACAAGAGCATTCATTACTAGCAAGTAACACTACACCACATCCTTATTATGATATAAAAATATATATCATCTTTCCCTTTATAAATAAAAATAATATATATATATATCTGTTAATTGTAGTTAAGTTTATAGTATAGTATTACTTAGTAGTAGTTGTTCTTATTCTTTGTTGTGTGTGTCTGTGTGTGCTGTATTCTGTGTTATTGTGGGTTTATGTATATTAGTAGTTTTTTTAGTATAGACTTATCATTGTGGTAATCATATACACTTATGGTGTGTTGTTTATATAAGAACTGATACTATTGGTTTGTGGGGTTGTTGTTTTGTGTGTTGTTTTGGTATGTTTTCTTTTTTTTTAGCTTTATTATGGTGTTTTGTGGGTGTGTGATACTATTACTTTTGGGTGACATTGCTCTTTTGGTTACTTTTCTGTTTTTTTAGTCTTTTAGTATAGACTTATTGTTTTCTTGTTTTGTTACTACTATACCTTAGTGTTTTGTTTTCTGTTGTTTTCTGTTTATTTTTTCCATAGGAAACATAGCATTATTTTTTTAGCTTTACTCTTGGGAAGGTTTGTTTCTTGTGGAAACCCTTTATAAAAGAACAACAGATTTATATAGTTACTATTCCTATAATAGTATATACTAATAAAAGAGGTAAACAAAACAATGAAATCAATAAAACAAGTATTAGGAATTAGTAAGAACACAAAGTATTATAGTTTAGGATATATCAATAATCCTTTTATGGTAGATCTAAGGTTTGAGAATCTTGATTTCTTGGAAACTTACCAATAGTAATATTTATTATATTTTTTTGTTTTATTTATTCAAATATAGATTATTAGCTTATAGAGGTTTTAAAAAATGGATACGATAAAAACAATAAAACAAACAATAGACGGAGTAAATTATTTTGTGACATATCAATTTTGGGAGCTTCCAAATTGAGAAGAAGGTTTTAAAGAACTAAAAAGGGAGAAGTGTTAGAAGATGAATAACATAAAACAATTAGAAAGACTATTAAAATATTATAAAGAAAACATAACAGGGACATTTAAAGGAGTATTTAGTCATAAAACACTTAATATAAATATTTATTATATATTTAGGCATAATAAGTTTAAAGGAAATGAATTTTTAAGTTTTTACTATGAAATAGGCAATTCAAAATATGAAAAAGATTTTAAAACATTAAAAGATTTTGTTAAATTCTTTGAGAATTTAGGAGGAATATAAAGTAAAAAACATATTTAAAAGGCAAATAAAGTATTATGCATATAGAGAATATACAATTATCTAAGTATAAGTTTAGGAGGTATAATTATGAATAAATTTGATAAATATAGTATATTTTATTACCGTTTATTAAAAAGATTATATAAAAAACAATAAAAGGAGGTATAAAAGAAAATGAATAAAGAACAAATATTAAAACAAATAGAACAAAATAATCACACTATATTTAAATTAGGATATTTAAATAATAATAAGTGTAAAGAATTACTTTTTGAAAACACAAAACTAAGCATATTACTAAATAAAGAGGTTTAATATGGAAATAAAGAATAAAGAGTTATTAAAAGAAGTTAATAATCTGATTAAAGATTATGATAAACTTACAACTTCTGATTTACAGGGTTTATGTTATGCTTTAAGTGTAAAGTTTGGGGTTTCTGATGATTATTTGTTAAATTATGTTTTTGGTAAGGTGGTATAAAATGAATATAAACAAAATAGAATCTTTGACAGAAGCAGATAAATATGTTTTTGAGCTAAAAAGCAGGGTTGCAAAAGATAATGCAATAAGGTTTTTTATAAACAAATTTGGGTGGTATATATGAGTTTGAGACTAACAGCATTAAAAGATGATTCAGAAACCATTGTCCTTGTTAATTCTGTTAATGGAGATATTAAACAGGTTTATGATATTAAAGGGATCAAGGACTATATAGGTAAAGGTAAGGTTTTAATAGATTATTTTACAGAACAAGAAATAGAAGACTTTACAGAACTTTATGATTTAAAGGAGGAAATATAAAAATGTATTATTCAAAACAACAATTATTGATTAAACAAATGTTTCAAACACTTAATAAGCAGTTATCTAACAAGACTACTCTTGAAGTCTTGCAGTTGTTTTAAGCTGTTTTAGTTTGTTTGTGTGTGGTTAGTAGTCATAAACACTTTTTTGGTTGTTTTGGCTTATTAAACGGGTTTTATGGTTATTATATGGTTTAGATGCCTTAATAACCTTATTTGTTTGGTCGTTTATCAATAGGACTTTAAACTTGATAGGAGAAATAAAGTAAAATGGAAACAGAATTAGTATGTAGGTATGATTCAAGGAAAAGCTTTTATGGTAAAGCCAGAGTAGTAAGTATGCCTGATAGGATAGCATTAATTAGTTATAATACAAAGGTTGCAGAGATTAAAGATAATAAAGCTGTTGTTTTTGGTACTTATTCTATGACTACTCTTAGGCATATTAAAGAATTTCTTTTGCAGAATGGTTTTAAAGCTGATTCTTCAGCTCAGATCTTAAAAGATTATTCACCAACCAAAGAAGATAAAACAAAAACTGAAGATTGTTCTTTTCTTAAATCAGTTTCTATTATTGCTTCTCTTGGTGATATGTTCTGCGATAAACAAAAAGATTCTAATGATTGGAAGGCTAGAATGTTAAAAGCAGGATTAACCAATAAAGGTTTAATTATGCCTGATGATTGGGATTCTCTTTCTGAGGATGAAAAAGAAAAGCGTTTGAATTGTGTTATTTCTGAAGGTGTTAAAAATTAGTATATTCTTTATTGTTTTGAAGGTTATGTTTATTAAAGCAGTTGCTAAAAGTATTATTAAATAATTAAAGGTGAAATAAAATGGAATATAAAATATTAGATGAAACTAAAAATGTATTAGCAGAGTTTAGGGCTGAGTGTGATAGGGATATGTGTTTTGATTTATTAGCAGAAACTTATGATGATTGTAAATTTTTTAAAGATTAAAAGGTGGTAAATTGTGAATAAGCAGGATTTAGAAGAATTGTTTGAAGATTTGTTGAAGCGTTTGGATGAGGTTAAAGAAAATGATAGATGATCACATAAAGTATAACACTCCTTATAATGATTACTTGCCTATTATGACTAGGGAAGAAGTAATGTTGGGTGAGGTTTATGTTATGATTGAGGAGTGTGAATTAATGCTTGAGGATAATTATGGAAGGTGAAATAAATGAAGAAAGAATATGCTTGGAAAATATTAAGAAAAGGAATGTTAAGTGATTCAGGAAACAAGTGTAAATGGGTTAAGAATAAGTGGAAAACTCACAAAGAAGAACTAGAATTATGTAGCTCAGGTTTTCATGCTTCTAAACTATTGTTTGATGCAATACAATATGTTACTCCGGGAATCATTTGTCTTGTTGAGTATGGTGGAAAAATAGTTAATAGTAATGATAAATTTGTTACTGAAAAAATGAGGGTTATTAAAACTTATAGGTTTACTAAAAGAATGGCTGTTGAATGGAGTGTTTATTGTGCAAGACTTTGTTTGAAGAACTTTGAGAAAGAGTATCCAAAAGATAAAAGACCGAGAGAAGCTATTGAGGCTGCTGAGAACTGGTTGAGTAATCCAACACAAAAGAAAAGGTCTGCTGCTAGGTCTGCTGCTGGGTCTGCTGGGTCTGCTGCTAGGTCTGCTGCTAAGTCTGCTGCTGGGTCTGCTGGGTCTGCTGCTAGGTCTGCTGCTAAGTCTGCTGCTGGGTCTGCTGGGTCTGCTGCTAAGTCTGCTGCTGGGTCTGCTATGTCTGCTGCTAGGTCTGCTGCTGGGTCTGCTTGGTCTGCTGGGTCTGCTTGGTCTGCTTGGTCTGCTGCTAGGTCTGCTGCTGAGTCTGCTGCTGAGTCTGCTATGTCTGCTGTTAAAAAGAAAATGAATAATAAGTTAATAAAGATAATAGGTTACAAAAAATGAAGATGAAAGTGAACTCAAGAAACCCAGGAATAGAAAAACAACTAATACCATTCAGTGAACGAACCA